AATATCAACAAAAGGTATGCAAAAATTTAGATTTACTGAAACTAAATTAGAAAAAGATGGAGAAATTTTTACATTTGAATCTTTAATTAATGCTGCTAATTTTTTAGGCAAAAAACATAGTTTTGTAGTTAAAAAAAGAAAATTAAATCAATCAATAAACGGATATAAAATAATATGAAATCAGCAATAATAACCCGAATACTACAAGACAAACAAACGCTGGGCAAGTGGATTAGTTACGAAAATGGCAAAGTAATATTTGCTTGTGACACTATCGAACTGCCATACAAGAACAATGCACCTCAAATAAGTTGCATACCAAAGGGTGTTTATAATGTTGTCTATCGTGAATCAAAGAAGTATCCAAGACACTACCATATTTTAGATGTTCCCAATCGTGACTTTATTTTAGTGCATCAGGCGAACTTTGTCGGCAGTCCTAACCCAAAGACACGCAAACCCGATTTGCTTGGCTGCATTGGTGTTGGAAATGGCTATGGTGACATTAACGGGGATGGGATAGTTGAACTGCTGAGGTCAACACCTGCGCTAAAGAAACTTATTGAGGTAATGGGCAAAGAATCTTTTACACTTACAATCGTATGACACGCAACACACGCTACACTAATGGCAAGGAGGTAATAACCTTTAGCAAGATTGATTTCATTGTTATCGGTGGTCGAAAGATTGACCACGTTTATTTTAGGCGCAAAGATAAAAACGATTTGATAATGCCTTTGGTTGAATGGAATATTAAGGGTAAATTTGAATGGGAAATAATTAATTGAAATGATGCAAGAAGAATTAAAATCTAATTTTTGTTATAGATTTAAAATAACCAGTAAACAAAACGATTCTACTTTAGGCTCTGGATTTTTTACAGTTAGCAAAAAGATGACAAAAGAAGAACAAATTATTTTTTTACATCAATACAATAATGGTCGTTACTTGGATAAAGAATCATTTATAACTATTGACATTGTTGAAGCTAACGAATAAATAAAACAAAAATGAATCTAAAACAAAAGTACCGAAGCCCAGACAACCGCCAACTGAAGAAGATTGCAGACTACTTAATCTATGTTTTGCTACCATTCATTCAGACATCTTTAGCACTCGCAGAAACGCAAGGTTTAATCAGTTTACGACAAGCGTTTTGGGGTGGTTTGGCAGCAACATTCTTATTGATTAATACTAAATTCTTAACTAAATTCACAACCGAAAAGCCTACAACAACTGCGGTTATTGATGGGGATGGGTGCTAAAAATAACAATATGAAACAACAACACCAACTTATCACATTCGCAGCACTATGCTTGCTATTAGTAATAGGTCTTAACCATTGCGCAAAGGAGAAACCGAAGCCTATCCCATTCGATTACAAAGCAGAAGCGGAAATGATGAAGAAGCAATTTGGTATAGAACAAGCAATATTGCTGAATCAACTGGAAGCAGCTACCCGAAGACTGCAAGTTGCCAATAACGCAAAAGATAGCATTAGAAAGCGTGAAATATCATTAAGCAACACTAACATAGCTTTGCTTAAGAAACTGCGTAATACGTTGCCAAAAGAGTGTGACACAGTGTTCGTGTTGTGCGATGAGATAATCAATGTTAAGGACAGTAGTTATGCAGCGTTATTTACTGCCTTTCAATTGTGTGATTCGGTATCAACAATTAAGGATAGTTTAATAGTTAACTACAAAGCGGAGAATGTAACCGATAGCACTCTGTTAGTGATAAGTAAACAAGAAACGAAACAACAACGCAAAGGTAAGATAGCAGCGTGGTGTGTTGGTGGGGCTATGTTTATGCTTTGGTTGTTTGTAGGATTGAAATAAATTAGTATCTTTGCCTCGTTCAATGTTAGTTAGGTCATAGCCCTTGCAGAAATGTGAGGGCTTTGTTATTTGTCATCAATAATTCCAAGCATTACCAACAACGCAACAACACCGCCTTTAAAGAAGCGACCTACATTCTTGGCTATTTCTCTATACTGATACAACATTGCAATAAGGTAAACTAACAATATAATAAGTACTAATATCAATGGTTTAACTGCGACTATTTCTTGATTAGTCATTCTTGTTTTTCTTTGCAACCCTATACGATGCCCACATTGAAACTACTAATGCACCAAGTTTAGCAAAGTCATAAATGGTGTCATAAATGCCAGTTAGATTCATATTACCGAACCAGTCTGATGTCCACACACCTGCTTGAATGATGACCGATGTAATGATAACTAATATGCTATTGTCGGGGTGGTGTGAATGAATCATAAAATTTAATTTTGTTTTTGAGTATAAGGTATCAAAGGTACATTTTTTAACCAAATAAATTCTTCTTTTGAGCATTCAATTTCTCCGACCGAAATTATCCAATTATCGTAAAAATCTTGAATAGGATTGTAATAAGAATAGGGCGCATATAACTGCCCAACTAATTCATCTTTTTGTAACTCCGTAAGCAAACCTACATAAGTTAGTTTTTCTTCTTCTGTTAATTCTGTTAGCTTCATACTGCTCTTGATAAACTTGTTTGAAATGCTTGTACTAATGTGTATAATGTTGATGCCTCTGCATCACTTAAACCGCTTCCTATTGATGCAAATGCACATTGTTTATTATCAAACCTTAAAGCAGTGCCGCTTTCATTTCTTGCACTAATTAAAATTGACCACGTGTTTGCAATTGCAGTTGTTATTGTAGTGTTTGTTGCAACTAAAGAATTATTTTTATATAATTTCAAAGAGTTGTTGGCAGTCCTACTTCCCATATACCAACCAGTAGAAGTAGCATTTGCGGTAGCTGCAATTACTAAATTATTATCTATCGTAGTAACCATATTACCATCGGTAAATTTTAATATTAACTGATGTGCGGTTGTGAATGCAGGTGAATTTGTAGAACCCATAGAGATTCTATTTGCATTTACTACGGAAGTTTTTGAATAAAAACTTAAATGAGAATTAAAAGTAGTTAATGTTATTGATGGTTGTAAAAAAGTATTTGCGTATGCATTTGTTCCGTTAGGTAATGCTCCATTTGCTGAATGACTCCAAAATCCCAAAAATGACAATTGAAAAGTTGATGTATTCATAAAGTTGTAAGAATGCTTTGTTGATGTTCCACCAACCATAGGATATAAAGCATTGAACTTTCCAGTCAAACTATTAGCATCCAAGCCTGCCTCAAATGTATTCAAAGCATTCAAAATAGTTGTATCGGTTTCCGATGTTGCTGCTATCCACGCGGTTGTTAGAGGTAAGTAACCAGCAGCAGGTCTTATGTATATCAGTCTTCTACCCATTATATTCTGGTTGTTTTTAAAGATGCTTGTAAGTTAGTCAATGCACTATTCGATGTTGTTACCAATGTTATCTTATCACCGATTGCAACTATGTTTGCTGCACTTGCATTAGCAGTTGCTATGGTGCTACTTACCGATACTGCACTTATGCCAGTTACATCTACTCCATTTATCTTAACTGCTACTGTGCAAGTGCCAGATGCAGAGATAATTTTTAGTTGATTAATAGTGTATGCATATTGGGCATAAAGTTCTAATGTATACGTTGTTGCTGCTATGCTTGAGCCACCATCTTGTAGTGATAGATTCTCAACTTTTAATGCATTAAACGCACTCCAATCAGCAGATGACAATGCGCCTCTGTTAGATGCTGAAGCAGTAGGTAAATTAAAGTTATGAATTCCAGATGCTGAACTTATTGCGAAATCAGTTCCACTTGTTCCAACTGCCAATGTTTGAACTTGTTCAGTAAGCCCATTCAATGCAGTTAAACCAGTTGTAAATGTTGTTATTACTTGGCATAGATGACTATTTTCCGTGTGCAATGTTATCGTGCGACCACTATTGTTAACGTAGATTCGAACCGCTAATCTATCGGTCAATGCAAGGGTTGTTTGTGGAACTGCTATTGCAGTAAAATACAAGTCAATTGCAGTGCCATTGGTAATCCCTTCGGGTGTTAACGAATTCGATGAAATTAATGTCAATGTTGCCCCATCCCACTTATGCAATTCAATATAAAATGATGGTGAACCACCGCCACTTGATGCGCTGAAATATGTTTCAAAGTTCCAATTTCCTGCTGGAATTACTAACTGATTTGGGTCATTTGCATCAGTAATAAATGATTGAATATAACCATCAGCAGCAATCGTGAAATCAGTACCAGTGCCAATGATAGGTGTTCTATTAACCTCACGCATTGCCACACCACCAAATGTGCCTTGACTTACTGAACCATTAAGATAATAGTTTACTGATGCACCACCGCCACCACTTGATGGAAAGTTAGCTAATGAACCATCACCTCTCACATATTGGCTTGATAAACCTGCACCAGTTACCGCTATTGTTCCACTTGTTGTAACTGGACTACTTGCAACGCTGAATGCTGATGGCATTGATAAACCTACACTTGTAACTGTACCACGACCAATATAACTAACAGTAAACGGCGATGTCATTAACGTAACTACTATCCTATTATTTGCTGGGTCAAAGTAACGGTGGTAAATATCTGTTCCATCTGTAAATATTGTCGATGCATATACGTTGTTATAAAGAAAACCATAATTGGTTAAGTTTGTGCAATCAAATCCATTTATGTCTCCATCAATAGTTGTATTGACTAAATCATTTCCAAAAATAAAACTTGATGACCCTACACCAACAGTATTACCAACACAACTATTCCCAAACTCTACATCTGCTCTCGCATAAAGTGTATTACCCTCGCAACCTGTTCCAAAAATAGCACTTGTACCTGAAAAGAAATTATTTCTTATTGAGCCTGCACCCAATGTATAGCTGCTTGGAAGTGTTCCCGAAAACACATTGCCATCAGCATCATAAATACTCCCATTATCCCAACTATTCCCTTGCAAATCATACTGAACAACACCAGAATAAACATCATCAACAATTGTTGCAGTTTTGCTTAATTGTGATACTGTTTCAGCCTTGCACATTAACTTGTAAGGTGTAGAATCGGTTACGATGTAAAGTGTCGTTAGACTTAATGTTCCTGCTGTTTCTAATGCTGCTAAGGCTGCCACTGTTATTGTGGTTATGTTGGCGTTGCCGCTGCCTGAAAGCGGTGTAAAAACGTCAAGAGTAATATCATAAGTTCCTTGCTCACCCGTTGTAATGTCTGTGCCTATTGAATATAAATTTATATTGCTTTCGGCAATAACCAACAATGTTATAGTTGATCCAACCGCATCATTGATTCTGTAAAACTTACCACCAACCGCTAAGTTAGCAGTTAAGTCACTAATTAAATCGGCTCTTGAAATCTCCTCATCGTAATAGCTTGAAAACATTTCATTATTTGCATCGGTTGACACGTAGCCATTAGGTTGACTTGCATCCGATAATATATTTGGGCTGCTATCAAGTAAATTTACAAACCTATCTTGCGCGTTTTGGCCCGTAATAAAGTTTATTAAATTGTTATAGATATTACTTACAATATCTGTGAGCATGTTTGCCCTATTTTTTTGTGCCATATCTAAGGTATATCAAATGATTCATCAAAACTATTGTCAAAACTTGCACCATAAACAACTGATGGAGCGCAAACAAATACACCATCTGGAATGCTAAACTCCAATGGCATCTTATCGTGTATCCATTTGTAATTTAATACAAAGTTTACCTCATCCTTTAATGAATTTGCAACGGGATTACTTGCAATCAATGTGCCTGGTCTTTGTGATATTCGCATCAATGTTTCAGAGCAAAATGCTAAGTAAAAATTGCGGCTTCCCGTTATTGAATTATAATGTGGTAAGTTAGAAACGTAATCGGGGTCTTTATAATTTACTTCAAAGTTATAGGCAATCAATGTTTCATCACTCCAACCAAAGCCACGCCCAACGATAGGACTTCCACCGTTATATTCGCCATGTGTTTGTGGCAAAACGATTATCATTCCCGCAGTTATGCCCGTTTGCCAAATCAATGTTGATTCGGGGTCAGTCATTAACTGTTGGTAGAATGTTTTGTGTATCAATGCCACCGAACGAACGCGTGCAAGCTCGATGCTTGTGCATTCACCGCTTCCGCTTAAGCCGCAAGCAAAATGACTTTCAATAGTATTACAATTTGATGGATAGAATGCCATTATTTTAAAGTATTAAAGGCGGCCACCTTACGGGGTGTTACCGCCAATGATTAAACTACGTAACAAGTAAACAAGTTAGCCGGAATAGCTGACTCTTCAGGGAAGTTGTCAGATGTCCACTTAACTTCTACATCCCAAGTGCGCTCAACTTTTAAGTCGTTAGCAATTGGATTTTTTGGTACGATTGTGCAAGGCTCATCACTAATGGCAAGCACTGTTTCACTTCTAAATGCTACGTGAAAATTACGTGAGCCCTTAACGCTATTGTAATGATTACGGTTGCCTACATAGTTAGGGTCTTTAAACGACAATAAGAAAGTGTAAGAATTTAAACTCTCTTCAGTATCGCCATAACCTTGGCCCATGTTAGGTGTTCCACCATCAAATTCGCCTTGTGTTTCAGGGTAAACAATGATTGCTCCTGATGCTATGCCCGCATTCCACAATGCTTCATCTTCGAAGTCAGTAGATAGTGTCGGGTAATAGCTTTTATTTATAAATGCAGTTCCTCTTACGCGAGATAACTCAACGCCGCAAGTACCACAAGTGTGGGCGGTAATGTTTTCATCACAACCCGATGGATAATATGCCATGATTATTTGTTTTTAGCATTCGCAAATGACCGTACAGCCTCTGCGATATGTTTGTTTGATTTCGTATCGAACTGCTAACAGTCCATGGTTTAGACCGACTCTCACATCGGGTATTGAACATTCCTCACGAAACACTAAAGTTGAATTCATTTCGGTTTCCGTTAACTCGAATGTGCAATCAAATACGTTAATGCTCTCACACACTAACTTACTTAACACACTTGGAATAGCCGAAACAAATATATCCTTAATTGTTTGCGATGTTAATGTTTTATTTGCATAGATAACAAGCGTAACGGGTGTTGTTTCCTCCACCTTATCCATCTTGTCACCAAAATTGTTTTCAATTACTGTTAAACGTGATGACTCCGAACGATGATACCAACTTATTGCGTATTGATCTTGCAATAAACAGTTAGTTACTTCGCCATTAATGTTAATGCCAGGATAACGCTTCTCGCCATCGTAGTAAAACTCAGCAAGTCCAAACGCCTTGTTAGGTGTTAATGGTAACGCTGCGATAATAGCGTTGTCAATTTCGGTTATTACTTGCTTTAAATTCATTTGTTCATTATTAATAAAGCGGTTTCTTGCGCCACGATTTGAGTCATCTCAAGCTCACGTTCTGTTAACTGCCAAATGTCGCCATACTTTTCAGTTAAGTGACCGATTATCTCCTCGTTTGCGGGCGATGTGTTGCCTATTGTGTAACCTTTCTCGGTTGCCTTTAATGTATAGCCGTTTTCAAGTTGGCGTGTTAACGATATAATTACCTTAGTGCTTGTGCCTCTATTGTTTTGCTCACGAATCTTTAAATAGCTATTGCTATAAGTTCCGATTGCACCACCGTTTGAATTCTTTCCCTCTACGTGAATGCGATAACGCAATTCAGGCAGCACCGCAATAGCCGCAGCCCTTGAAACCGTTTCGGGGTTTCCAAGTTCGCGAAACTTAGCAAGTATATTGCCAATTACAAATGGTATGTTAGAGGTTATGTCCATTAAGGTAGCTGAGTAAACACTTGTACTTGACTGTTGCATTCTAAACATGCATCACATTCTAATTTAATGCCGCCTAATGCATTCTTAATTGCTTCCTCATAACGTGTAGTGTAAAGTGCTAACAACTCGTTAGCCTCCTCACGTTTAACGGTTGTGTAAAAGTTTGTGCGCTCAGAGTATAAACGCTCAGTCATAAACTCAATGCCTAATGCATACCAATAAGCCTCAGCAAACAGCAATCTATTTGAGCACACCGCAGAATCATAACTGCATCCAAGCGTTAACAACACTTGTAATGAGTCAGCAATAGTGTTGTACGTTAGTGTTCCGTTTGTGCTTGCATTTGATGACACAAAACCATTGATTTGACCGCATGTTCCGCAATCATAATATGCGCTAAAGCAACTTGCAAAAAACGTATCTGAATCGGTGGTTGAATAAGTAACACCGTTAATGTTTGTGTCTAAAAATCCGATGGCCAAAATAGCGCAATCGAATTGTTTTAATATAGAGAATTCATTCCAACCATTAACCATATTTGCAACGGTTAAGGTCTTAGTGAATAGTACTTCCTTAGATAAATAATTAAAAAACTTTACATCAATTGTCGTTGCAGTTGTTGTTGCCGACTTGTAAAATCTTATTTTGTCAACGCTTGTGGTTTGCAATGGGCTAATCTTCCAATTGTCAACAAGTGTGTAAGCCGAATTTATAACGATGCCCTTGAATAAATTGTTACTTGTTGAGGGTAACTCATCATCGCCAAACACATCGACTGTCCTACGCACTCTTTTGATATCGTAACGGGTTGACATGTACGATATGATTTGATTTTTCATTCGCGCCTCAGCACGTTCATTGATAGCATTCCATACGCCAATGTAGTTTTGTTGCTCACTATTGGCTACTTGCTCAAATGATTTTAATGAAATGCCTGGCAGGCTGTTTAAAGAATAAACAGCCTGCGGCACCTCTGTAATTGAGCAACCGTTAAGTTTTACGATTCCGTCAAAACAACTCATTTTTAAGAGTTAGTTGCGGTGTAACGTAAACTTCCATTGTTGCCAGTTAATCTGTCAGATGCTAAGTAAGCATCACTTGGCACTTGCCATAATGCAAATCTCTTAGACATAATCAAAGAATAACCCGCTCCAAGTGTTGCAGATTCGTAACCAACCGTAGTTTCAGTCGGGCAGTCAATCTCTCTTAATTGGAAATCGATGTTTAACATACCTAAAGTTCCCTCACTTCCTGGCATTTCAAATGGCATTGCCATGTTCCAGAATGTAGATAAACCAAGTTGTTGAGCTCTGAATCCTTTGTATCTGTCTAATTCAACAATACCAAATGTTCCAGGCATCAATACTGCAAATTGATTTGACCCCCAAGATGTACCTGAATAGATATCATGGTAATAATCAATGTTACCCGCAGCAGCCGCGTTGTTTAACGTAGCGTATTGAGTCATTGCAGGATTTAAAGATTGAACGTAAGCAGAATCAACCAAACCACTACCAACAACGATTGGTCTACCTTGACCCTCATTGCTTCTGTAATCAGTTAATACTTTTGTCCAACCCTCAGAGAAGTTGTTTACAGTAGAGTCATCGTTGAAGTTAACGGTAACCGCAGTATTGTTTCCAGTTACTACGTTTGTACCCCATGTTACTTGACCTAACAATGTTTGGTCAATCTTACCAACAAAACCATTCATAGCAGCCATTAAACCTGCTAAGTGCTCTTGCATAAATGGAGTTGGTGCACCACCTATTGATACAGTTGCAGAAGCCTCATCGCAGTAACGTGCGATTGTTGCTTGGTCAAAGTGTAATCCGAATTTTACAATTGAAGTTGTATCAATAGTAATCTCATCATACGCTTGTACTAAGTCAATATCACAGTTGTCAGCAGTTGACATTTGTGCAGGTGTTGTACGTTGGTAGTATTTCAATCTCAAATCTTTAATATGACCCGCAGTGTTTGCAAGTTGTAAAGAGTCAGCGATTGGTGTCGCGTTTGCGCCTTTCTCTAAGGCAGCGCGTAAAAATCCCGTAGGAGTAATCTTATGTTCTGGTGCGTTTTGTCCAATTATGAATTTCATATGTTGGAGCATCGCGGGGCAATAACCTAATGCCATGATATTTTATGTATTTATTTCTGCCCGAAACCTTGCAATGCGATGTCTAAGTCGCTTAAAGCGTTGGCTGCCGCGGCAGATGGTTTAGATGAGCTTTGTGGGCTCTGTGTCGACTTTGGTGGCATACCGCCTCCATTGTCAGATACTTTCAAAAACTTGTTGTCGGCCAAGGCCATATCTGTGAGAGTGTCAAGGTCGAGTTCCTTTCCGTTGTCAAAGATAAGCATTTTATCATCATCTTTTGCAACTAATTTTAACTTACCATCAATTTTTTTTATTGCCGCACTTTTTTCAGCAAGTTTCTTATTTAAAAACTCACGCGCAATCTTAGATTCAACATCCAAACCAAACTGACCAGGCAACTTTTTAGATGATATGATGCGATTAATCTCCATCTCTGTAAACTCGCCATCATACTTTGCAACAATCGCATCGATAGCACTTTGCTTTTCGAATGCGGCATCGGTTGCGGCCTTAGAAAGTTGTGCACTTAGTTCGTTAATCTTACGTTCAAGTTCTGCCTTATCGCCTTTGCCATCAATTTGCTTTGATTTCAATTCAGCAATCTTTTTAATTGCAACCTCAACTTTGTTATAAGTGTTCGGGTCATCAGTAATCAGTTTGATAGTATCATCATCGGCGCCATTGTCTTTAAGCCATGTTGAAACTTTATTGTTAAACGGATCTAGTGCCTCGGCTTTAAAATGTTTCTTAATGTCGATGTTATTTTTAGCCTCATTTGCACTCATAAGAGTTGTCAATGATTGGTCCACCTCATCAGGTATCTCGGCAACAAGTTCTTTGATGCCGATTAGTTGTCTGTATGTTTCAGAGTTAAGGTCAAAACCCGCTTTGGTAAGTAATTTTTTAATTGTATCAGCTAATATTGCCATTTTGTTTATGTTTTAAATTATAATTAACGTGCACCGCCACATCCTTTGCAGCCGCCTTTAGGTTTAGTTTGCTTTGCCATTATTTCTTTGGTTTAGTGGTTTCGTTTTTAGCCTCTAACATCTCCATTAACTTAGCATTTTGCGCAATAAGCATCTCCATGATGTTTGTGTTTGCAGCATTCGGTTGCCCTTTGCGTGTCGGTGGGTAAAGAATAGCGTGTGCTTCTGCAACACCTAACTCTGCAGCTTGCTCGGTTGTTAACTCAACTTCCTCAACTTTGTACTTCTCGCGCTTTTCATTGCTCAAAGAACGCTTATAAGTTTCGTGAAATTGTTTGTTAGTGCGGTTTAGTGGGAAGTAATTAACTTCATTTCGCACGTTTGTAATCTTTAATAATTTAAATAGTGTCGGATTTGTTTCCATTTTATTATTGGGTTTAATTATTTATTTGCAAATGTAGCAATTATATTCTTAGGTACAAGCGAAGCGGGTATCGGATATGCTTGATGACCGCAGTTATAACCACCTCGATAAGTTTGGAAGTTACTTGGGTTAGTATCCTCAATCATTCCCTCAGGTAAGCCAGTGCGGTCATATATTTGTCCTTTCATTTCTTTAAATTCGGCAAAGTTGCCTTTGATAATCTTTGGCAGTTCGCTTCTGTGATAGTATTGCTTTTGAGTTAATGCCTTACAAAACGTTCGTGTTGTCTTTATATTGCTGCCTACATAGCGAAACCAATCCCAACCCAAATCCGCGCTTATAGCTTGGTTAACGGTTGCGTTGTATTGATTGATTGAATCGGTTGCAATCAGTTTAGTGTATCTAACCAACGCGCCATCAATCGTTGGTGTGCCATTGATGTAGTTGTTTAGTTCCTTTGATAGCTTAGAGTAACTTCCACCGGTAGTCACATAGGTGTTAATCATTTCGCGCACTGGCGTAATGAGGTTTTGATTCAATCCCGATTCGGTTAACCCCTCCAACGTAACCGATATTGATTGTTGCCTTATTGCCTCAACTACTTTAGGCGGTTTGAATTTCTTTTCAAGCGCTTTGTAGTAAGAAAAGTTTAACGCGTTTACCTTATCGTAAAGCTTTGCAAATTTCGTTACACTTTCGCTATAGTCAGAATCATCTAAAATGATTGTTTCTAAATCACTCTTAAGACTGGATAATAGTTTGATGTTCTTGACTGAGTTTGTAATCGTATCGCCTTGAACACCTAACTCGCGTTGGAATTGTAACAGCCTCCGATAGATTTGCTCTTGGATTTTAGGCATCGCCTCATTCCAAGTAATCAAACCATTATCAATGGCGTTTAATGTTGCTTGTATTTCTTTATTCGCTTGCGCCATTATCTACAATAGTAGCACCAAATATTTGATTAAACAATATGTCCTTAGTGTTTATTTCTTTCAATTTCTCAACTGCAAATCCATTCAATACCGCTTGTTGCTTTGACTTATCTAAGCGGTTAAATTCAGGATTCTCAGCGTATGCACGTTGAACAAAGTCTTGAATGTATGTGCTTATAACCGCATCGGTTTTAGATAGCATCTTATTGCTAACCAACAACGCTTTCTCTTCTTGCGTTTTACCACTTGCAGGGTCAAGGTTGAATGCATCGCGTAACATATCTTGCATTGCGATGTCATTCGGGAAACGTTTAACGATATATTCCAACTCTTGCGCACTTAACACCGCATCGTTTAGACCGCTATCCTTAGCCGCTTTAATCTCTTCCAATATTAGTTGACTGCCTAAGATGTCAAACTGATTTGGAACAACGCAAACGGGCACCATTGACTTAATGGTTTCAACATCGTATATCTCTTTATATCTCCACATCGCACATAACTCCGCAATGTTTGTCATTATCGTTCCCATATCAACTGCAACACCGTAAAAAGTGTTGTTAGTTTCATCTCTATCGTATGCCTTTGCAACACCACTTTGAGCCGCTGGTTGTGCTTCTAAAAACTGCATATTGATGGCAGCCAAAGAACGATAACGCATTTCGTTTATGCGTTTGTCCTGCAACTCTGCAATCTCTGTTTGCTTCTGTATGTAGCCCATTGGTGGAGTCGGTGCTGGCACTTCTCCCATCGTTGTTTTGGCAGGTCTTACACGTATAGTTTCGTAGGGCGATGTCGGTATCTGCCCATCCTTACATTTACTATTAGTACATGGCACACGCTCTTGCTCTTTGGTAAACGTAAATCCTTGACCGTTGCAACTTTTACATTGCTCATCTTGGTAAATCCAAACCGTTGAATGTATGTGCTGCGTTATCTCGGCGCGTAAATCACTAAACTCAACCGTTGCCACGTTAAGCCATGGTAACATTGCCTTTAATCTGCTTTGATATTCGCGGCCCAACTCCTCCTCCTCTTCTACAACACCGCCAATTGTAAAGCCAGGGAATACACCTAAGCCATGGAATGTTTCCTCAACTAAATCAAACCCGTTGCCTTTCTTTTTCTTGCGCCACTTTGACCAACTAATCTTATCAATTGAATAATATACATTGCCATTGTCATCATCCTTATAAACAATTGAATTGCCCTCGTAATGATAAACAATACTGCTTGAATTTATTACGTAAGGTTTCGGCTTCTTATATTCAGTTGGCTCAGCTTGTTCCGCCCACACAATAATAACACCATTAGCATCGATTGTATATTGTTTTAACCCAACTTGAAAGGCCCAATTCATTAACGACTTAGAAGCGGTAAAGTTTTTTGTGAGGTATGTTTTTAAGTCCTCATCTTTGGCAATTCTTGGATATTGCGTGTCGGGAAACTTTAAAAAGAATCCATCCGCACGTTGTATTTTATTTAGTGCATTCAATACGCGATCGTAAACTTCGCTAAAAACCGCCTCATAAGTTTTCTTGCGATACTCCTTAACGATTATGTGCTCGTTTGGTCTTACCTCATCAATTAATTTACGCGGATATTCTCCATCAGAATAGTATTGAAAGTTAACATACTCTTCATCCTCAATATGTGGATTACGTGCGACATCGGCAACGATATCGGCATCAATAATAATGTATTTGTTTTCGGTTTCCATTTAATAAGTATGGCGTTCTGGAGCCCATCTTCTTTTAGGCTGTTGTAAAAATTTATATCGCATATTCATTCTTAATGCATGAATTTGCACAAGGTTGTTATAGATTGTTAATTGCACTTCACTTATTCTGTTACCTCCAATAGATACACCACAATAATCATCTGTTAAATCCTTTAAGCGCATTGTTTTAGTTGAATCCATCGGCCAAAAAGTAGGGTGATACATTTCTTGATGGCAGTCAACACCTAACTGGCACATTGCAATCCATAAAGGCAATTCATCGGGTATGCATCCTGCAAACTCAATGTTCTTTACACGTATGTTTTCAAAGTTTTCTACCCACTTTGCAAACAATGAATGGCCTTTTTTCCACCATATAAACTCGGAATGCACATTCCAAATCTTTTCAGTTGTAAATCCAAATGCCTCTTTTACTTCTAATAAGTTAGCCCATTGCTTTGAATCGGCAGTAATCTCATCACTATCATAGTTTTTAAACCCGCTATTCTTTACCGCGAAATCAATGCCATTTAGTGATTCGATTACCTCGTTTATTTTATGGTTGTTAATCATAATAACATCGGCATCAATAAACAACGTATAATCATAGGGTGTTAACTCATCCATGTGCGCCTTTGCTTTGATGTAACAAGTTTCGTTATCGGCAAGTGTGTAGCAATGTGGCGGGATTTCTTTTATCTCTGTAAACAAAGCTTTGTAGTCTTCATCTAAACGCGTGATAGTATCGGCTTGCGTTACTAATGTTATAGGCAAGTGACAACCGTTTGCACGCAATGACATCGCAAGGTTTGCAGCCATGCACCCGTAGTTTTTATGGCCTATTCCTATTAAAAGTATTCCAGTTGTCATTGGCAGTTAGAGTTGAAGTTGTTAAATGGCGTTTCAAAGATAGTAAAATCTGAGCTCCAAATGTTTACGTTCTGCATTATTTCGGGATAATTATTGTTATACTCATCCTCAAATCGTGCTTGTATTTGAGTTGTAAAGTTTTCGGGTGTGAAGTAAATGCCATCATGATTCAATGCAATGACTAAGTTTTGATGCACCTCCTCGGGCACTTCATCGACATAACCTTTATAACGTTTAGCCAATCGGGCCGATAATAATTGGCGGCTTCCATCAGGTCGAACGTAAACAGTTTTATCGCTGCTAATGTTTGGCTCTTTAAAGTATAATGGTAAGCGGATAAAATTATAAGTTAATGATATAAATGGAAACGTGCCAAACGCTCTGTAAACAAACCCAAACGCATTAGATGTGTTTATGTATTGAAGTTTAGTTGTCAAACATTTATCGTTAACCTTTTTAAAGCATTGGTTAGATACAAAATATGCTAAATCAATACTGCCACCCGTAAGCATACCTATTTGAAAACAATCGCCCTCACTTATTCCATTAGTTAAATCACTCCCAAAAAAGTTAATATAAATATTATAAATCGGTATTGAGCCTCCATAAATGCCATTAGCCACAACTGAAATGCTATACCCAGTTAAGGTTATTCCCGTTCCTGATGCGGGTATTAATTGAACATCTATATTGGCAGAAGTCAATACTTCGCTTGATGCAATGTTTACTTGAAAAGCTAAATCTTTTTCATCATAAATCGGTAAACAAAAGTCTTTTTGAATTCCGCATTCTGTATCAGTTACATACTCGGGAATGCCTAAGTCATTCGCCAGGTTGTAAAATGTTACAAAGCTATTAGGTATATTTAATATCGCTGCCATTATCTTCTAATTAAAAGTTTAAATTCTGCTAAGCCCTCATTCGGATCGTGATTTATTTCAACAATGTTACCAATATAGTAAGTGTCTGAGCATCTGAATCGAATTGCACCATAAGGATTTACTTTAACATCTTCAAAGTCTGCCATCGAAAACGGAGCAGTAAAAGTCACATATTCAGTTTTCCAAATCGGTGTTTCATAGTAAACATCGCCCATTATTGCAGTGCTTATGGTCACGTTTTCTGCAATAGGTTGATTTTCGATTTGACAAGTTGCGGTCATTTCACCCGTTGCAATGTAATTACCAGTGCCGCTTGTAAAGATTTGCGATTCATTTGTTGCTATCGGTGTAGCTGCGGCAATAGATTTAAACCACCTCAACAAGTTGCGCACTGGTGTCAACACGTAGTTCATTCGTGTTGATGGCGAATAGATGTTTGCAGCGCCATTGTCAATGCCTCTTATTGCATATAAAAAACCATCAATAGTTTCTGAATTAATAATAAACAAGTCATCATCATAACGCCAGTCACTTGTGCCCGTTTCGGCTTGGTTTTTTCTACGTGTTACCTCAATCGTATATCCTGCACTTATGATATCAGCCATTAGGTCTAACTCAGTTGGGTTTGAGTCGATGTTTCTGCGGTATTGTCGCTCTGTATTCATCTCATCCAACCCGTTAAACTCTTCGGCTTCCCACTTGTTATATCCAACCATTATCGTTCCGTAAATCAAATCTTTTGCAGTTGTGAATATAGCTTTGTCAACCAATCCCACATCAACAACTATTGTTGATTTATAAAAGTGTTCAATACGTGCAATCTTTAATTCGGTTTCGTTGTTGTCAAACCCCCAACCGATGTTAAATATTTTGCGGCATTGCTCAAATAAATATTCGTATGATACAAATAATTTTGGAACACTTGGCTCAGTTACATCACGTAAAAATGAGCCCTTAGTTATTGAATATCTATCTAAGCAATCTCTTAACTCAGCCTCAACCTCCAACAATGGACAATCTGTGTCCATGTATGCAGTCGGTAAGAACTCTAACAAGTCAGGCAATGGAACTGAACGCGTAACTGATGGTGGGCAAGCACTATCTGAATACATATAAAAATTTGTTAAAGTATCATAAGCAACAACAAAATTAGTTGTATCTACTGCGCTTGCAGTTGATTTAAAAATTGTAATATGCCAAACAAAAGAAATATAACTATTTGGCAAAGGTTGTGGTGTTGTTCCAGTAAATGTTTCATCAAATGGTATTGATAAAGTTACACCATTTGTTAGTGTTGCAGTTGTAGCTATTGTAACAGTACCTAAGTCATCAAAATCAGCGTTTGTAATTGGATTGCGTTTGTTAGCCCTTAATACTATTGTTGCATTACCGTTGTAATTAGGTGTAATCTCAAATGTTCCTTTTGCAACCCATTCAATAGATAAATCATTTACACAATCATTATTGCCTGGCTCATAAAGATACATAAATTGAAAGTAGTTTTCAAAATCACTTTCGCCATCTGCTAAAGGAAAAACTATGTTGTCTAAAGCTCCGTTTTTCGCTACAATTACGGGAGAAACATTGTTAACATTCCAAGCGGGTGAGCCACTTTCAATATTACCCATCTCAGCTAATGGATTATTAGGCAAAAATAATGGAATATCATAATATCTATTGCCAGTTAATCCACTTAAATCGGTTGAGGTTTCATTAAATGTTTCACTATCTACATTGTTTGCTTTGTTTTGCAATAATATATTCTGCCCTTCAATGTTCAAAGTAGTATAACTCATAGGGCTTATGGTTTCGCCATCAAAGTTTTGTGTAGTTAAAATGTCAACATCTTGACCCATTCTACTCATAAACACATCGGTGCACTTGGATGCGGTAACGCTTAACTTTATAAAGCAATAATCAGCACATTGCCTTTCAAATGTATTGAAGTCAAATGCACCTATAAAGTAGTTTGTATAGCCATCGCCCTCGGCACACTCGTAATCGATTTGCACCTGGTATTGACCATTGGCTCCATTTGTTTGATACTCGGTATAAAGCAAATCGTAAGCTTCACCAACCCACTCAAATGAATCAGTTGAGATGTTTATATTGATGCCATGATGCACAATGTTACGTGTTAAGTTGCCACCAATACCATTCCACCCAACTGGCGATTCAACAACGGTCGAAACACTTGAACTGTCTATTAATGTGAACTTCCAATTCATGCTCTGTATCTCATTTTTTTGTTTCTAAATTCAACGCGGCTATTTTCTTTTAATAAAAAAGTTGTTAAACCTTGCTCATCAATATTAACATTTAAATTTGATTTGTGCTTTGCCATAATCCGATCTAACTTATCGTAGTTTATGCCATCACTACTTGCACTTTGTTTGGTTTGAAATTGTGCCGCAAGGTCGAATGTTCCGTTGGCTAATGCAGTTAAGATATTGTTTGCGAATGTAGGCTCAACTTCGCCACTATTAAGCACCTTTAACGAGGGCAAATAGTCGGAAGTTGATTGTCTATTGATTACGTATTCACCTCGCTCAGCCTCAATTAATGTGCCTCCGCTTGAATGCAGTTGACCGCCTACCATACCACCATCGGCAAACTTTGGCGGTTGTGCGTTTTGAATGATTGCTATTTGCGCGCCCGTTGCTATGGCCGCCGCGGCTAACGATGCTATGGTTGCAGGATTCAATGGCCCGCCTGGAACTGTTGCAAGTATGTTACCAATTGCTAAAGCTCCATTGATTATCGCTTGCATTGTTGCCGCTTGTTTTTGTGCTTCCCAAGCGCGTGTTTTGATTTCGGCTTCTTGTTGTGCGTATCTTTCCTCAATCTGTAAGCGTTGTGCATCGGTTAAATTCTTGTTTGCCAACTCGGCATCTTTACGCATGCTAAGTGTTTCTAATATCGATGCGGTTTCGGCATCTCGGTTTTGTTGATTAATAGTGAATATAGTGTCGGAAATAACTTGCGCTTGATCTAATGCAAATTGAGTGTACATTTTAGCGTTTTCTTTTCGCTTTTCTAATAACCGAGCATTATATTCATCCTCGGTTTGAAAGTATTTTTCCCACCAATCTAAATTAGCCTCCAACTTTACCTCATTAGCTTCATTGAATGCTTCTATATCTGTTTCTGTGCGCTTATTAAATGACTCTTCGTAAGCACGTTGTTGGTCATTAAGTGTTGCAATTTCTAATTGCTTTTCATTTGCAGTTAATGAACTATCAAGTCTAACTTGGTCTTGCTTTAGTTTTGTTATTGCAGCATAATAAGCCATCTTAGCATCCAAATCGTTTGTTTCACGCATCAATAATTCATTTGCTGCTATCTCATCACGTATCTGTCTAAGTTGCGCTTGTAATGCTTTATCGTTAGCAATCTTTTTATCTTGCACTAACTTTTCTTGATGGGCTTTCGCTGCATCGGCTTCTTGCTTTGCAAACTTATCTCTCGTTTGTTGTTGAATAGATAAAAACAAATCATCTTCAATACGCACCGCATCTTGATAGGCTTCTTGTGATAATGTTTTAGCGCGAAATTTCTTATCAAGTTCTAATATTTCTCTATCATGCGCTTGTTTATTCATTAACAACTCTTTGTCTAAGCCATCTTTTAACATGCTTAACAACTTATCGTTTGCCTTTTGTCTTACACCCGCATCATCTGCTAATGCTTTATTCATGTCTGTTGCACTATCACGCGCATCATCCATAGTAATAATTAGGTAAGCTATACCCGCAATAAGTAAACTTAATCCTGCGGTTGCCATTGCAGTTGAAGCGGCAATCGTTACACCTAAAGCGCGACTACTAACCGCAGCAACCTTTTGTGCCCCATCCAACACCATTGTTCTCAATGCGCCCTCAGTTGTGGCTATGTTTGCTAATTCTTGAACACCTTGCAACAATGCCATCGCGCCTTGGGCTTGCGCTAATGTCTTAGTTAACTTCTCGTTCTCACTTCCAAACAACGATGCAGCACCCGCAGCAACCGAAGCCGCTGCCGCTATTCCTCTAAATGCAGTCACAACCGCATCTATTCGCTTTGTGTCGCTTGCTAATGCCTTAACCTTATCGTTAACATCGCCAATCGTATCGGTTAACTCAGCCGCGCGTTTTGTGGCTTCTCTTAATTCCTTTTCGCCTAATGACCCACTACTAATCTGCGCCTTTAACTCTTTCAACTCTTGCTTCATTGACTTGAAGCCACCACCCGCTTGCTTTGTTTCTTTTGTTACCTCAGCTAAATGGTCGGCAAATCCCTCCATAACTCCCGCTTGAATTTCAGCCATAAGCCCATCGACCTCGTTGGACAATTTGCCCATTTCGGTTGTGGATTTATTTAAGTTTTGAATGAATTCCTTTTGCTCATTGTTTACTTGCGCAAACGCGGCCGCATCATCTTTGCTTATCTTACCAAGTAATTCAAGTTGCTTTATAGCAGGCTCAAGTCCTGATGTGTCTGCAACGAATTTAATTATTACATTTTCCAACTGCCATTACTTTTTAGGCGTTTTTGGTTGTGGCTTCTTTGCCTCATTAGCAAAGAAAAAGAAATCCCACAAATTTAGTAAATTAATTTGATAATTCGCGGGTAAATATTTTAATACGGTAATCTTTAATCTTTCTCGGCTTGCAATTCCATCCCTAATGTCTGTAACGAAACTATATCCCGTTGAATCTGCTCTACCTTTTCCACTATCGCCAAATACGTCAGGGAAGTGTCGCCTGACTTCGCTAAAAACGGAACTAATTTCTTTATTGGCATTGACAAAAAAAAACTATCGCCTGCATTCTCTTTCCAGTTCTTTATCTTCTTTTCGTTGGCCTTAAAGTCATAACGTGTCAATGGCTCACTTTTATCCACAAACGCAACCGAAGCGACCTTGTAAATAATATCCTTGCTTATAATGAAGTTACAACGCTCCTCGAATCGCATTTGTAGTTTTATTATTTCGTTAAGGTTGATTTTCTTTGGATCACTTAACAACTTGCTCATTGCTGCGTTGTAATTCTTAATGTAATCGTTTGTGACACCATTCTGCATTTCTTGGTAAAATGTCAACGCTTCTAACCCACGCTCGTAAGGTAGGTTATTCTTATCTACAAACTCAAAGTAGTCAACGCCTCCACACTTGAACGCAAATTCAAGTGGGAATTCAGATTTATAAGTTGGTGGCGAGTTCTTGAATAGGTTTCGGAAGTTCATTGTTGTGGGTATAGTGTTTAGTTCTTAGATTAATTATTACTTTATTGTCTGTTTTGTTATACGTGCGCTTCTTTGCACTGCCTCCACACCCGCACGTTTGACCAGTGTAGGTGTAGCCTAAACTTAGCAGAAACTTATGTGCATCTTCAATCTCCATGGTAATACATTTTAGATGTTAACGCGTTAAGGCCACATAGGATAAGTAAGTAAGGTATCAAGTGCAAGTCGGTTACAAAATATAACCAACCTATCAAACCCCAAACAGATGCCATACAAGGCGGGCAATCAAACAATGGTTTGCTCCAATAGTCTCCAACATAAAGGCGAATATAGTTTGCTATTTTCTCGAATAACATACCCTCACGCGTTAGGCAATGAACACCTAAACAAGCAAGGCTATTCAGGACAAGGACAAGGGATAATGGCAGTTGTATCATCTTCAGTTATGTTTATGAAGTTAAGTGTAATCGATGAGTAAACAGTCCCACAAATGTCAAAATTTGTGACATTGCAGCCATTTAGTATTTCAACCTTAACGATACCAGTGCCGATGTTCCAGAATCCGTTATTGTTCATTTCAATTACTGCATCGTATAGGCCGCTTGTTACATCTTTTTTAAGCACCCATCCGTTTGAATAGGTAAACTTAATTACGTAGTTAGTATCGTTTGTGAATGTGGGCGAACTGAATTCTAATACCTCAGCGCAGCCGCTAATGTCTTGGGTGTAGCTTGTTAGGCAGTTAAGTATTGGCATGGTTTTAATTATAATTCATTAATTCTGTATTCAATAAATCAAAGTCAAAGGTAATATATTTTGTTTTAAACTTATGTAATAAATATGGTAAACTTAATTGGTCTTGAACTGAATAAATGTTATTGTGAAAAAACCATTCTTTTAATAAATTATATTCAGTATTTTCAACCAACTTGCTTGAATAAATAAAACAACCCGCAGAAAATAACTTATCATCTACAAATGTATTATCGCTTAAATAATCCTCCACTTGTTTATCCATGTGTTCGCCAACGTATCTGCTATTTAAATAATGGTTACCCTCTTTAATTAAAATGTTTACAAAATCTAATTCGGTTTGTATGCTATCTCTATGTGAATGATTAAACAAACCTATCTCAGCATCGCCTAATTGATTAATAAGGGTTTGAATTATACCGTTATTTAATGTAAATTTTGAGTCAACCCAAATGTAATAATCATAACCAGGTGCCGAAATCCATTCTAACATTTTAGGTATTTTACCCTTTAACCTTGGATGCATGCTCAATAACCTTGATGGTGTGTTTGAGTCATTGTATATTTTAATATCAACACTTAAAATATTAATCTCTTCTTGATTGTTAATAATAAGACTTTGATTATCTCCAAAGTTGCATGATACAAGTCTTATTTTCATTTCTTTGTTATTTTGTAAATAATTTCAACCCCATAACCAGTTGGTGTTTTTAGCGTTTGAACTTCAACAAGTTTAGGTAAGAATGATTCTAATATTTCGTTAAATTCTTTTTTTGAAATTGATAAATCAGGCACATCAACTCCATGTTTTAAATTATGAGCCAACTCTTTTGTTTCACTATCACTTAATGGAATAAACAAAGTTACTACCACCTTGTTAACTGCTGAGGATAAAGCGTTATTTAATATTTTTTGCCAATTATAATTATGTTCTAATACATGCCTTAGATGTATTCCGTTTGCCAATGTCGTATAATTACATAAATCAATAAATTTCTTATCTGCAAACGGAGTATCGCTGCCATCAACACCAATTGCATTTGGTAAATGATTTAAAAAACCACCAGCTCCAACTCCCCAATCTTCAACAACATCTAAGCCTCTTAAAAAATCGGCAGCTATATTGTATGTTTCCGTTTCGGAATACTTATATGCACTCGGTGTTGTTCCTAAGTCTTTATACCAATTGTCCCACTTATTTACGTTACTTTGCATACTTTGTTTTATAAATTTCGTTATCATTCAACTGAATCATTCCGAATTCAGGCAGTTGTGTAGTTGTGCTAATCTCGGATTGAATACTTAAGCCATGCAACTCATAAGGTGTTGAATTTTGTGCCAACCAGTCATCGCCATTTGCAATCAATAAGTCTTCCGGTATAGCAACGTATTTAGATTTATGCATTAACATCATACATCCCCATCCGTATGGGCGTTGCTTCATTGATTTCAAATGTATGTTAGCATCCTTTTTTAGTTGGTAGTTTTCAAATGCCATTCCGATAACACCAACGTGCTGCAATGAGTCATCGAATATCGATAAGAATGCAGGATTAAAGTTAATGTCATCGTTGCATATCAATATGTTATCATACTTAGCACGCTCAACTCCATAATTCCACGCGGGGTTTACGTAGATGTTTTCAGCCATTAAGTGTATGTCATACTTAGCACTAAGGGGCAACGGTCTATATTCGGTTGTATCGTTGTCAATTATAATAATCTCACCGACAAATTCGCATGCGCAAAGGTCTTCAACAAGCTTGATGATGCGTGGACTTCGCCACATAGTTGGAATAATTACGCTAAACATTTGACAAATATATGAAATTTTTTAAATAAGTGTTACATGCATATCGAAAAGTGTCTAATGCATCGGCTTGCTGAGTCGGATCGTTTCGGTCTGTTTTCTTTATTGTCCCATCGGGCAACACCGCCACGTTTTCTAAATCGAATTGCAAGCCCTTAGTAAATTGTGGGTCAAGTTCGACATTGCCACGCGCAAGAAGTGAGTTGACAAGCATTCGGTTGTCTTCTAACGATGGGTTAACACTTGGCACCAACATTTGATTGTTGCTGAGGTTAAACTTTTGCCTTATCACAACATAATAGTTGAGGTTATCCTGCACCAATGCACTCGATGACTTGCCTGAAGCATCGCCAGTTACTTGGTAAAGTGCATTGCCATACTTGCTTTTAATCACATCGCATAGTTGATAGATGTCGCTGTTGGCTAACTTAATTGTTTCTTTAACGCGTATCGTTGATGGCGGCATAACTTGAAGCACTGAGCAACATATTGGATTACGGTTAAAATCAAACGAAAGTATTATTGGCAGTTGTTTGTTAAGTTCAACGGGCTTTAAGTGTTTAGTCGAATCGTAAGCGTATGCCCAACGATTGCCATCCATGTCAAAGTTTGTCCAATCGCCACCAATAAACTGCCTCTTATAACGCTCATCCATACGTGACCACACCTTGCGTTGCTCCTCAGTTACGAAAGCATTGTCATCGGGTAAAGCAAGTTGATAGTAAAACTCTGGCCCTAATTCGCCTTTAAGATACGGGATATGTATCTCATCTTTAATCCAAGTTTGAGTCGGGTTAAATGTTGCTAATATCAAAGGCGTTGGCATCTTATCAATGTACCAACTACCAACGCGTGAGCTGCCTATATTCCAAAGTTTCTTACTCAGTTCCTCAATCTGCTCAAAGTATATACCATTTGTTTCAAGTCCTAAAAACGCGTTAAGTTCGGGGTCATGGCTTATGTTCTCAGCCATAAAGAATATCTTTGATTTTGTTTTGGTATTCTCTAAAAAGTAGTTTGACTTATCGCGACTCCACCTAAAGTGTGGTGAGCCATCGATAATTTTTTCGAATGTCGGTATGATTGTCTTAACTAATTTAGGGAAATCTGACCTTATTACATGCCACTTGCTGTTTGGATACATTGAGGCCAACCGCAAACAGATCGTGGCGCAGATGAAAGACTTGCCACCACGAATAGCGCCGCCGTAAAGTAGATTGCGCTTCTCTGTCGCGCCTTGTGCCGCTGCCATCGCTTGTATATAGAAATCGTATTGCTTTGGGTTGGCTTGTAAATCGACATTCATTAAATTTCAATCTTAGTGCCATCAGGCATCGTGACAGTTGATGGTGGTCGCGTGTCTGTGATGGTCGTTTCGGTTTTAGTTATTTGCTCCTCTATTCCGTTATTCAATGTGTCAATGGCCTTAGCATTGCCCATCTTTGCGTTGTTAAATAAACTATCGACATACTCCTCCAGGTTGTTTGAGCCCGTTAACTTTTCGATAATTTTTTGAGTCAATAACCTTTCCGCGCGCCTTGCCTCCCATCCTTTGCTTTTGTTTTCAGGCGGTGGTTGATTGTCTTTGCTAAACTTAACACCCTCATCGCCTTTAAATAGTTTTTGAGGTCGTTTTTTGGTCGTTTTGTCATCGGCTTTCATAGCACAAAGATAAGTATTATTTTAATATGCTCAATAAATCAGTTTGCAGTTGCTCAAACAATGTAGCCACAATGTAATAACCTCCATCGGCTTCAATTGCTGCTTTGCGTTTAAGTTGCGCTTCACCTATTCGGTCATTTGGACTTTTGACTTCGATTGCAAATAGTTTCCCTTTCAATATACATTGAATATCCTCCATACCTTTGTTCAATCCTGAAATGTAACCTATGCCCTTTCGATATCTGCCCTCACTACTTATGCGCCTTGCACTATTGCAGCTATGTACTGCTTTAAGATATGCAATGATTAGGTCAGTAAACTTATTAGTGTTGAAAGCATCTTTGGTTTCTTTCGGTTGGATAACATTGTTTACCGGCAAGTCCAAGTGATTAGTTGTGAGCTCCGCTTTTCGCTTCTTAACAACTTTCTTTTTGTTGAGGTTGAATCGTTCAATCGGTAATGTTTGCCAAAATGCTTGGGCCATGTTTGACCGTTTGTATTGATTGTGGTAATACAGTTCGAATTCTGGGATTGTGTAGATTTTCATATTGATTTTGATTTATTGATTTTAGAAAACATAAACGATAATAAAGTTTTTTCTAAGTCTTTTCTAATAACTTTTCTAAGTCTTTTCTAAGCTATAACCCTTATTACTACTATATTTTATATAAAAATAGAAAAAAGAGAAAGGTAAATGCCTAAAACTATTCCTATTATTATTTTTGATAATATTTTTTATAGTAGTTTGCCAAATGTCTTTTCTATTTCTATTTTTTTCTAAATAATTAGTAATCAATAGTTTAATATAGAAAAGACTTTTAGAAAATACTTTACTATTAAAATGGTTGTCTGTTTTCATAATCACTATAAGATTCATTTTCAACGGTTTGAGTATTTTCCCTCACAAATAGAAACGGAGTTCCTTTCTTTTTATCCAACATATTAGTCTTATTAAATGGCACATAATACTTATTCGGTTGTGGTGACATTTTCATTTCGTTTTTAAGCACTTTAAGAATGTAAGACATCTTTTCCCTATCATGTTCAAACCATTCCTCTTTTATATCTTTTGCTGTTGCTTCAAATGTATCACAATTATTATTGTTAAAAAAGTCTTCGATGTATATTTCAAGTTCTTTTCTTAATCCGTTTTTACTTTCTTTTTTGATAAGTTCCAGCGATTCGGTTTGTATTTCCTCCTGAGTGAATACCATGCGAGAATTTGAAAAGTCAATATCAGGAAGTTGTTCTAAATATTTAAGGAATTTAGGAATCTCATTAAACAAATCATTTTCAATATTCGTGTTTTTTTTGCCAACAATCGGGTTAATTTTCCTAATCCAAAAGCGTATCTCTTCGTCATCTATTCTCATAAAATCGGTTTCCTTATTTGTGCAAACGATAATTTTACCAAAGAATGGCACGCTGTAATGTTGAACAAACTTTTGCGATACTGAAATAGTTTTTGCAGTTGCCAACGATTTAAGTTTTTCAACAACGTGTTGCTTTTCAATTACGGTTTCATCAATCATAATTATATTCTTGGTGGCATAGGCATCATTAAAGCTACTCATTAAATCACTTGGATTAATAAGTGTTGAATTTTCGCCAAATAACATCTGAATATAATTTAAAAAGGTTGTCTTACCAGTTTCTCTTTCAGTTGAAACTAAAGAAAGCACTGGCAATATTTGACAAGGATACTCGTATAACAACTTCATGTACTTCAAACCTAACTCTAATTGTTCGCCAAAGATGTGACTTAATAAACCAAGTGTTACACTAATGTCATCGGTGTAAACAGTATCACTATATTTTGTATGTGGGAATTTGGCATACAAATTATAACAATTGTTTTTTGATGGAATAAAAGTCACATTATTAGGAATAATTGTGAAGTCATCAAACTTATAAATTTTGCAAAGTATATTTTTCGTATGATCCTCTTTTATTTCATCTTTTTTCCATGACTTTAAGATTACATTAGTTCCGGAATATCGGTCATCTTTTTTAATTACTTTAAAATAATCGGAGCCAACGCGAATGTAAGGTATTTCGTTTTGCATTATATTATAAGAAACGTGACTCATTGCTTGAAAGTAATCGCCTTTAAATTTAACCGTTGTCAACAATATAAATTTACTGAAGCTTTGCCCTGTTGCTAAATCAAATGGGTTTGACTTTTTAATGTCAATCTTTCCGTTTTTATTTAATATAAAATTAGGACTTTTAGACAAATCACTTGCATCACTAACTGGATAAGTTGCCTCCGTATCTGAAAATGAAATACATTTTTTATCGCCCTCAAATATTTGCTGAAACGTGCCAAACTCATTAAACCAATCTACTGGGTTGTAGATTGAATTCTTTTCGGGTTTCTTAAATTTGTTCATTTTCATCAATTTGTTTTATCATTTCTTGAGCAATTCGAATAGCAACAAAACATATAGGTTTAATATTTTTTTGCTCAAAGTATTCATAATTATTTTGAGTTTTTACAATAAAACTTTGCATTGCTAATCCTGCAAGATACTCTAATCTTTCTTTTTTTGTTTTTTGGTTTTTCATAATAAAAATACCCATCAAATACAAAGGCTTATCCAGTTGTTACGGTCGTAACTTTAGGCAGTGTAAATGATGGGATTTTTGAATGTTTTCATACTGAATAAGCGATGCAAATATAACTAAATATTTTTAATTGCAAAATTTATTTAGATAGATAAGTAGGAAAATTTAAACCCTTATCCACCATTTGTTTTGCGGTTTGCTTATAAACATCAGGCTTTTTTGATAGGTAACTTTGCGAATCAATTAAGTTATTGATTAAAGAAATGGCATCATTATAATCAATATAATTCGCGCCAACAAACCCTCCGAGCAAGTACGAAGTTGCTCTTAAAATAATATGCCCAGTATCGGTTATGGTATTAATACGTTTAGCAATAATCTTTTCAATAACAGATGTTTTGTCATCAATTATGTATTGTTTTGTTGCAGGCCTAACAATTTCAATGTGTTTTGTTGACCACGTTTGCGCATCGTTTCTGTGTAAAATATCGGCATCGTAACTGATAAACATCGGTAAAATGCAGTTTTTTGGCGCGGTATCAAACCCATTGTAACAGTTGAGGTGTCGCTCAATGCCTGCATAATAGTGTTTGAATTCATCAACCGAAGTGCAAATCGGAATCTTAACCAGTGCGCGAACACCATGCCTCGAAGCGGATAACCACGCGGTTATGATGTATTTGTATTCGTTAAATAAATACTCTTTGAATTCAACTGCCACATCGGATGCTAAATGGTCGAAATCCAAAACAAGTAAGCCAGTCCAATGTTGAATGTTAGAATACTTACGCGGCCCGTTAACATAAACACATGGAGTAAATGAATATAGTTTTGACTTCAATGCTTGCTTTGTTGCCATGTCTTTTTTTTCCTCTGCAATACGTATCTCCTCAAATACATTGCGGATGTCCTTTTTAGGTGTTCTAATAGCGTTTATAAGATATTCAAGCGTAACACTACCTAATGGAGTGCTACGTTTGATGTCGGCTTCGTAATAATTAAAAATAGGATTCATTTGTATTGCTTTGAATTATACTTAAAGTCATCCTTAACTATTGCTTTTTGTATCGCGTGAAACTTTGATTCAGCGTTTAGTGTGTATAGTTTGCCACTTGGTGATTTTATAAAAAATATTTTCATTGGCTAATAAATTTTTTCGCAAATAATTATTAATTCATCATTGTCATTTAATTCGTGCTTTTCAACTCTGTAATTACTAAAAAATTCATCATAGTGAAATTCTGAATTTGAAAAAATTAAAATAGGAAGTTCAATAGTATTAAATCCTCCATCATTGCATAAATAATATGTGTACATTGTGTATAAAATTAAAAAAGCCCTTAAAGATTTGCAAGGGGTCTCACTTCCTTGCGCCTCTATAAGGGCCAATATTATTATGTTTCTATAATGTGAGACCGAAACAACTTTGTAAATATATAAATTAATTACTTAATCTGCAAATTACGATGTGTTGCAATGCTGCATCCAGCAACCTCAACACCATCTTTAAGTGCTGCTTTAATAGCTACCTTATCTGCTTGTTCTGTTACCTTTACCACTTTGAATGCAGCAGGCAATTTGTTAACATCATCCACCTCAACTGTTTCAGATTTTCTAAAGTTAATCTTGACCAATGGTGTTTTAATTTCTTCAATGCTAAATAAATCCATTGCGTGTTTAATGCGATCCTTTAAATAATCCGATGCTTTCTCACGTTGTTTCTTTGCTGCCTGCAACCTCTTTATTTCAGCCTCAATAATTTCAACATCTGCATCCATTTGCTTAATAACAAATGAATAGGCAACAGATTTGTTTTGCAGTTGTTCTTCGGTAATGGCAAGTGCTTCCTCAAGAGAGGGGGTTAACTCACCCCCATTCTCTATAAGTTCTTCAGCTAATTGGTTATAGCTTTGTTCGATTTGATAGATTGTTAGTTTCATTATGCTTCGGTTTTAGATGTTAATGAAATAGTTGTTAATTTAGCTTTCATATCATCCTTTGCTGCTAATACTCTTAAGTCAAGTTTAATGTCTTTAGGAACTGCTTTCCAAATAGCTTGTAATTCATCTAAACTAACACATACTTGAATGTCATTGATAATCTCATCAATAGTTGTGTCAACTTCGATGTGGGTAGCCTCTTCAGTAGTTATTACTTGCATTTCCTCTGGCACATACACTGGTCCACTAAAGATGTCTGGGCAATACCACTTCACACCATTACTGATAGCCCTTGCAAATAGCATATTCTTTGGAAATTTATCAATGTTCTTGGTTAGTGCTTTTTTCGCATCCTCAATAGTGAATGTGCTATTGCCTATCTTTGTGTTACCTTGATAGAAATCAATTGAGCAAACCTTTTCAGAGGCCTCAACAACACGATAATCATACTTGCCACTACCTTTTAAACGTGATGCTATTAAACCAGCACCAATAGTTGGCTTTCCTTGTATAATATGTATACCAGTCATTGAGGCGAATGGAGGTATTCCGATTTCTTGCCCTGCGGATATTTTGACCATAGCCTGCGCAACACTTTTAATGTCGGTAAACATTCCGCTTTCATAAAATGCTTTACTGATATTCATTATATCAGTAGTGTTAATTGTTGTTACTGTGCTTACTTGTGTGTTCATTGTTATTTGTTTTTAGTTATTATTAAAATGGGACTTCTTGATTATTACTTGGTGCTGCTGCCTCCGTAAATGGATTACTATCAATCTTCCAACATGCAATAGTGTTGAACACCTTAACTTCACCTTGCGGTGATGTCCACTCACGACCTCTGATGTTAATGTGAGCCTCAATGTCTTGCCCTACTGTTAATGAATCCGCTATTGAGCAGGCTTTTTGTTGTAGTTCAATTGATACGATTTGTGGGTACTGGTCTGTTGTGGTGAGTACTAATTCGCGTTTGCTAAACTTTCCATCACTAACTGTTGTCGTTGCGCCTATGCGCTTAATTGTGCCTTTGATTGTCATAATTGTTTGTTTATTTGTTTTTGTGTAAAAAATCGGTTAATACCATTGAAAGAAATGAGGTGTGCGGGATGTAATCGTTGAATTGCAAGTTGATTTCGTGCTTGTCGTTGCTTACTGCAAGGTCACATAGTTGCATAGTCCAGAATGCATCTTTACGGTCAATAGAAGCGGTTATTTCGTTGTCTTTATTCCATACGTAGAACGTTTCATTGTCTGATTCGTATTCGATGCGCTCTTTAGAATTTTCGATTTGCCACGTTGTTAGCGTTGATACTTTTGTGATAATGTTGATTGTGTTCATGTTAGTTTGTTTTTATTGGGTTAGTAATTGGGGGTGTTTAGCCCCCTTGTTTGTTTTATTTTTTAACTGCTATTAAAGAACTTCCGCAGCAGTTGGTAACATCTATACCATAAAAATTTTCATCTTCAAAGTATCTAAAATAATTTCTTGAACTACCTACTAACCATAAACCGTTAAGTCCAAGTGTGTTTTTAACATTGTTATCTGTTTTTTGAGCAGGCATATACTTTGCATTTTTATCATATTCAATCATGTCACTCATGCCATCAAATGAAGATTCCATTTTTATATAAACTTCATTTTTATTTATAAAGCTTTTTAAAGTTGCTAATGTAATTTTTTTAGTTTTTAATTGTTCTGTTGTCATGTTGTTAGTGTTTTTAGTTGTTGTTGTTATTTGATAGCACAAATATAGAGTTTATTTCTTTACCTCCTAATTTTATTTTTAGCTAATTACTTAAGTTGTTGATTTACAGACAAATAATTTTTAAGAAAATCATAAATCATAAAATGTTGAGGCTTCCAACGGTCAACTTTACCATTCATAAGTCTGGCAATACCGGGTCGAGTGTAGCCAAATTGTTTAGCCGCTTCGGTTATTGGATTGCATTTCGCGGGTCGGGATCCGTTGTGTTCAACAAGTGCCAACATCTGTTTGTATTCTTGTTTAAGTTGGGTGTTGCTTGGTTTGATTCGGGGTTGTTCTGCGGTTATGTTCATTTTAAGTTTAGTGTTGTTTGTGATTTGTATTGTTTAAATCGGTTAAGTGAGGCATCGAAGTAATCCTTATCGAGTTCAATAATGTCAAGTGTATAGTTTGTTTTATCTAATGTGTTCGCTTTGTCAACTGCTATGGCTATTGAGCCGCTTCCACCATGAGTGTCAATTATCTTATCGTTTGGCTTTGCGTATTTTGATAATAGCCATTCGTAAAGGGCAACAGGTTTTTGAGTAATATGAATGCGCTTTTCAGATGTATTTCTAACATGCCTAAAAATCTTTGCGTTTCTATCAAATGAAGTCCACGCAAACTCGCAGTCAGCCATTGTGTCCATCAATGCCACTTTATCCCAAATTACAAAACCTCTTGTCGGTGGTAGGTCAACATAGTTTCCACCCCAAATAATTTGATTTTGTGATATTCTAAATAATTGTTCAAAATATTCTTTTGGTGGTAACTTATCCCAATCGGCATCCCCCTTTTTATATTTAGCCGCCCACGTTCCACCTTGCGTTAACTTATCCCCCAATCCATAAGGAATATCGCAAATGGCAAGTTCGTAATACTTATCAGGCACATCAGCCATAAACTGCATATTGTCGCAGTTGTGAAAGTTTATCATAATAGTTTAAATGTTAAATCGTTTTGCAGTTCAATAGTAAAATCTTGTTTTCCAAAGTGTTTAGAAATATGCTCAAATAAATCATTGCTTCTAAACCTCATCGTGTTGGCATCGGCAACCGATAAGTGATAATTGTCGCTTTCTTTTAGTTCCTTAAAAATATGCAATTTTTTATCTTTAAATCCAAACATAATACCATCGGTTTCAGGGTTAATATCCATTTGTTTTAATATTAATTTTGAAACAATAAAAACAGATTGCTTTTTTTTAGCACACCTTATTATTGGTTTAACTTGATAAGCACTTGTTGCGCTTCGTTTTTTTCGTAGTTCAACCATCATACTTCTGACATTATTAATAAATGATTACTATTTGTTTTTTTAGCCACCTTATAAGCGGCATGTAGTTTGGCCCTTATCTTATCTCTAAACAACTGGCCATCAATCCAAACCCTAAACTCTTGAGTCCATTCCTTTTCGATAATTTTCGGTTTGTATTTTAGCAGCTCCACAACCGTTGCAAGTATTTGCACCACTTCGAATTTCTTAACGTGGAATATCATTGCGATTTCAACTTGCGTTAGTCCTGCATTGTGTTTTAGCCACATATCCCAGTGCTTCGGGTCGATTGCTTCAGGTCTAATGATGTTAACATAAGCATCACTAATGTAGCGGCTTGTCTTTCTGTTGCGTGTTTTAATTGATTCCTTTGGCATGTTTGATTTGATATTGCATTAATACAAGTGCAGAATGTATGGCTTCAGCATTGCCACCTTTATAAGTTAATTTCGCGCCTCCTTTAGGAGTGTACGCATCGGGGTTGTTTCGGTAACCGAAAAGTAAGCGTTGGATAAGTTGTTTCATTGTGTTAGTTGTTAAATTTGTTTAGATTTCTTCGTATTTATTTATTTGTTTCAATATTTTATAACCTAATTGTTTTAAAAAAGCAATACAACTTTCTTCGGTTAAAGTTTCACTTTGTTTTTCAATTTCTTTTTCTTTTCTAAAAAGTGTTGGAGTAAAAAATTTTGCATTATTTTTTTTAGCCAGTTTTGTGTATTTTTTTTCTTTTATAACAATATTTGATAATTCTATTATTTTATCAATTTGCATAATAAACATTTGTGGCATTATTTTATATACCCCTCTTTTAACTAATACGCAACATTTTGAATAAACTAAATAATAAAAATTCATACCATGAATATTATTATTATTCATAAATATTTCTATGTCTTTGTATAGTATATTTTCATTAATTTTGTAATTTTCGTACAAATGTTTACGAATTTTTGTAATGTTTTCTTTTGCTTTTGTGTAAGTGTTTGGTTTCATTTGTTTGTTGTTTTTAGTTAGTATTAATTATTTCGACCGCAAACCTACTAATAATATTTTTAAAAATAAAATTGTTTGCTAATTATTTTTATTTTATATTTGCCAAAATTTAAAACTAAATAACTATGACAACAACAACAACATTAACATTGCATTGGGAATTTGAAGAAACCGACCGCGAAAACGGAATTCGTGGCGGTTGGGTGCTTACCGACATTACTAATGGAAAAAATCAAGTACATTTAAGCCCGAAACTTGAACAATTATTGAATGAAGAATTAGACCCCGAAATTAGAATTAGATCCTAACAATTTATAAATATGAAAACAAAACCATCACTTATCCTATGGGCATTATCAGCCCTATTTATGTCATTTTGGGCAATCAAATTCGCAATGACTGGAGTTTTCTTTGGAAATTCCGAGTTGCTTACATTTACACTATCCTTTTGCGCCTCGTTAACCAGTGCGGTGTGCGGTGCAGGATTTATGCAGCAATGGTTAAAAAAATGAAACTGCTTTATAAACCTACCAAGTTAACCTGCGAATTCATTATTTCTGATTTCGCGAAATCAAATGGTGTGCAAAAGGTTATAGGATTTTCCAGAGGTTGGCATCACTGGAATAGCATTCGTTTGGGAATACGCAAAGAAGAGAACTATTGTGTGTTATACTTTTATGCGTATATTAAAGGGCAGCGCATCATTCAACGGTTAGGCAGATACGCAATCGGTGAACTTGTTAAGGTTAGATTGCACTGGGGATATTATATCGAGTGCAAGGCTAACGATGGATATGCTTTTAGAGTAGCACCGAAGTGTTCTTTTCCGATTGGTTATCTGCTTAACAGTTACGCAGAGAAAGATGGTACAGAGGGTATAGAAGTGCCGATTGAGATACAGATAAATAATTTGAAAATAAAATAAGATGCCCACAAAACAAATAAGCGCAGTTGACTGGTTAGCGAATGAGTTAGCCATTCCAAAAGAGTTGCTAAAGTTAGCCAAAGAAATTGAAAAGCAAAATATTATCAATAGCTACCACGTTGGCTATTCAAGGGCTATAATGCCGAAACAGTACAATGCGCAGGAGTATTATAACGACAATTTTAATAAACAAGACTAATGGAAGCAAAAGAAAAAGCAAAAGAATTAGTAGAAAAGTTTTTAGGCAAAATACCATTTGCAGATACAAAGGTCTATAAAGACTGGAAAAAAGAAATGAATAATAAAGCCAAGCAATGTGCATTAATTGCAGTTGATGAAATACTTAATCATCATTCAACAGAACAAGGATTGTATAGAATTGATAGATATTATTGGCAAGAAGTTAAAACCGAAATAAACAACACAATATGAAACCAAATAGTTGTGCGTGTTATGGCTCAAATGACATACACGAATGCTATTGTAATTTAAAAAATAATAATATGGAAAAAGAAACAATTGAAGAAGCCGCTAAGAAAAGATATATTGAAGGAGTTTATGTTATAAATGGTATTGATATATGTAATGCATCAAGAGAATGTTTTATTGAAGGAGCTGAATGGCAAAAAGAAAGAAGTTATAGTGAGGAAGATATGTTGAATTTTGCCTGGTTTTTGATTAAAAATATAGGTCAATATTCTTGTGACAGAACTGCACATTTTGAGGGAAAATATCTTGAACAATTTAAAAAGAAATAATATTATGAAACCCAGAGATGAAACCAAGATGACAGCAGTTGAATGGTTATATGAAACACTTTGGAAGCAAAATGATTACTCATTACCAAGTAATATTTTTGAACAAGCCAAAGAAATGGAAAAGGAGCAAATGGATAAAGCATTTGATAATGGTAGAAATGAGGAAATAAATAAAGGAAGTAAAATATGTTATAAAGTATATGGACTTTATGTTGATGGGCAAGAATTAATTAGGTATATTGGTTTTACAAAAAAGAAAATACAAACAAGACTTAATGAGCATACTTCTGAAAGCAAATACTTAAAAACAAAAAAAGATAGATGGATTCAAAAGTATTTAAGAAATGAAAAGCAAATATGTGCAATAGAACTGGATTCTACATTTGATTTTGAAGAAGTAAAGAAAAAAGAAATTAATTTAATTGCTATGTATAAATCTTGCGGTGCTAATTTAATGAATAGCACTAATGGAGGTGATGGCTCTATTAATTTTAGACATACGGAAGAAAACAAAATAACTAATGGAATTAGAAAATCAAAAAAGGTTTATTGTTTTG